TAGAAGAGAGCGACTTTAGAGTTGGTCTTGCAGACCATGAAATTTTCCATAACTACTTAGAGATTATTACATCACATGCAATTGAAGCCTCGAATCCTGGTAGAAAAGTTATTTTAATGGTCTATGAAAACAATACAAATAAGATTGTAGGTTTCATAAGACTAGGTTCACCAATGATGAACATTGCACCTAGAAATAGGTATTTTGGTGAAGTGTTGGGTGCAGAACAAATGCCTGTATTCAACAAACATGCAATCATGGGTATGATTATTGTGCCTACTCAACCATTTGGATTTAACTATCTCGGTGGTAAATTACTTGCATTGATGTGTTGTTCACATGAAGTTAAAAAGATTATAGATGAGAAGTATGATATGAATTTATGTCATTTTGAAACTACATCACTATATGGTTCAACTAAGAGTATGTCTCAGTATGATGGTTTAAAACCCTTTATAAAAGGTCAAGGCCTTACTGATAGTAATTTTGCACCACTTATGAATGATAGTTATTTTAAAGACTTAGAAAAGTTCTTTGTTGAAAAGAATGGTGGACCGATTGTATGGGAAGAAGCATCAAGTAGAAAAATGAAAGTTCAAGCAAAGATGATTTCTATCATAAGAAAGTCTCTTAATGAAACTGATAGAAAAAACTTTGAACAAGTAGTAGATGATGCAAGAAGATTAAATGAAAGAAAAAGATTTTATGTATCAGATTTAGGTTATGAAAATAGTAAAGATGTTATCTTAGGAAAAACTGATACATTAATACCAAAATCTAACTATGATAGATATTCAATAGAAAATTTAACAGAATGGTGGAGAAAGAAAGCATCTAACAGATACAATACTCTCCGTTCTGATGGTAGACTTCGAACAACACTTGAAGTATGGAATGAGAATCCTGATGAAATCGACATTATTCGGTAAGATATATAGAGTAGTAGAAAATCCTCATGAACAGGACGCTGCTATAGAAATTATAGACGGAGAATATAAAGGTCTTGTCTATCAGTATGGTAAAGTAGGATTCGAAGAGGGTAAACCTAACATAAACTTTCAGAGAACCATAAGAAGACTACCAGATAGTGGTGAAGAGTTAGATAATCTACTAAATAATGGCGACCTAAATAAAGTTATGGGTGACATTCTTGTAGAAATAATGCAAGAACAAATTAGAAAAGAGGAAGAAAATGGCGAATACTCCAACGAAAACATATCCGATAGTTAAATCTGACGGTGAGACAATCTATTTAATGGGAAAAGCTTTTGACGAAGGAACAGATGAAGAGATTGAGGAAATTGCTAGAATTCAAGCAAACTACAGGAAGTTTGAAGAAGATAATGCAGACCTTATACAACCACCAGTAGGTGAAACAGTAAACGAAGTTCCTGTAGAACTTGCAACAAACTATACTATAGGAGATTTATCATAATGGATAGACAAAGATTAATGGATGAGATTAAGAGACATGAAGGAGAGGTCTTAGAAATCTATGAAGATTCACTAGGATATTTAACCTTTGGTGTGGGACATTTAATTAAAGATAGTGATGATGAACATGGTTTACCAGTTGGCACACCAGTTTCACAAGAAAGAGTAGACGATGTTTATGACTATGACTTTGATAAACATTTAGAAGAAACTATTCATCTATTTGAATCAAAAGGTGGTGAAGACTTCTATTCTTTACCAGAAAATATACAACATGTATTGGTTAACATGACATTTAACTTAGGTGGAACAAGATTCGGTAAGTTTAATAATATGTGGAAAGGTGTTGTTTCATCTGATTGGGAGAAAGTTGCAGTTGAAATGGAAGACTCCAAGTGGTTCAGACAAGTTGGAAGACGAAGTGTTGAACTACAAGAAATGGTGAGAAATGCGTAATATAACAGATGATGTTAGATGTCTAAGATTAGATACAGGTGAAGTATTAATTGGTTTCTTTAAAAACCTCTGGTGGAAAAGAAAGTATGAATTAGTAGATGCACAACAATGTTTAGTATCACTAGAACAGAATAGAATGGAAGTTCAACTTGCACCTTATATACCATTTGCACAAGAATATATTTTTGAAATTAGACACGACAAAGTTCAATCTGTATTCAAACCAAAACCACAATTAGAACAAAATTATAAAGTGGAAACTGGTAATAGAATAGTTAGTCAAAGAGGAAATAAATAATGGTTGATTTTATGAATAGAGTTCTCAATGCTCAGGTCAAACAGGCTGAGGCAATGATTGAAAAACACAAAATAAATGTAGAAGTTTTAACAAAGAATGCAAGTGGTGTAGCAGAACATCCAGACACAATGAAAACTGTTGAAGATGAGTTAGCCCAAATTGCACATTGGACAGACATCAAATCGGCAGCTATAAATAATTTCGATTTCGAGAACAAAAGAACCTTGACAGAATAGACCATACTGTAGTATAATTACATTATGGATTTCTATACAAATGTCTGTCGAACTCGCGACAAAATTCTAGTCACAGGTTATCAAGGCAACAAAAAAGTCAAAATGAAAGTCGATTATCGGCCTAAACATTTTGTTCCCTCCAGAAAAGGTGATACACCTTACAAATCATTAGACGGTAGACCACTTGAAGTTGTAGAACTCAACTCAATGGGTGGTGCAAGAAAGTTCAGAGAAAAATATCATCAAACACAAGGTTTTGAAATTCATGGTTATGATAGATATGTCTATACATATATCTCAGATAAGTTTCCAACAGACTTCGAATACGATACAAAGAAAGTAAGAATTGCCACACTTGATATTGAGTGTGAATGTGAAGATGGTTTTCCAGAACCAATGAGAGCAGATGAGAAAGTAAATGCAATTGCAATTAAACCTTTCGGTCATAACACACATGTTTTCGGTCTTGGTCCTTGGGATGATAAACCTGCTAATTGTGTTTACTATGATTGTGTAGATGAAGCACAACTTCTAACAGAGTTCATAAAATTCTGGAGAAAGGCATCTTTTGATATCATCACAGGTTGGAATGTAGACTCATTTGATATCACATATCTTTGTAATAGAATCGATAAAGTTTTCGGTGAAGGAGAACATAAGAAATTATCTCCTTGGCAAATGTCAGATGTCAGAGAATACACATCTAACTTTGGTCAGAAACAACAAACATATAATCTTTATGGTGTAAGTATTGTTGATTACTTAGACCTGTATCGTAAACATACACCACAAACACAAGAGTCCTACAAACTAGAACACATTGCACAAGTAGAACTCAACAAAGGTAAGATTGATTACTCAGAGTATGGTAATCTACATACACTTTACAAACAAGACTACTCAAAGTTTCTTGCATATAATGTTAAAGATGCCGTTCTTGTTGAAGAACTAGAAGAGAAACTTGGATTCTTAGAACTTACAATCGTCATGGCATATTCTGCCAAGTGTAATTACAATGATACTTTCGGTATGGTCAAGTATTGGGAAACAATCATCTACAATCACTTGAAGAAACAAGGTATTCAAACACCACCTCAGGCATTGAAGAGAGACCAAAAGAACTATCGTATTGAGGGTGCATATGTAAAAGAACCAATCGTTGGTGGTCATAATTGGGTTATGTCTTTTGACTTGAACTCTCTATATCCACATCTTATCATGCAGTTCAATATCTCACCTGAGAAAATGATAAAGGGTGGTTTGATGGACACTAAGATTGAAAAGATGTTAAATCAACAGAATGATTTGTCTGAACTCAAAAAAGAAAATGTTACAGTTACACCAAATGGTGTTAAGTTCAAAAGAGACAAACAAGGTTTTCTTCCTGAACTCATGGAAACATTATACGATGAGAGAAAAGAATACAAACAAAAGATGATTGCATATCAAAAAGAACTACAAATTTGTGATGACCCTATCGAAAGAAAAAGACTCGAAGTTAAAATCAAAAGGGCATACAACAATCAACAGGTCAGAAAGATATCTTTGAATAGTGCATATGGTGTTCTTGCAAATCAATGGTTTGCTTTCTTTGACCCACAACTAGCAGAGTCAGTTACTACTGCAGGTCAGTTAGTAATCAAATGGTCAGAGAAAACTGCAAACGATTATCTAAACAAGATACTCAAAACAGATAAAGACTATATCATTGCCATGGATACAGACTCAATCTATATCACACTTGATGATTTAGTAAGTCAAATCTTTACCAAAGAACAACAACAAGATAGAGAAAGAGTTATTAACTTCTTATGTAAGATTGAAACAGAGATTGAAAATGCATTGAGAGAAGGATTCGATGAACTCAAAGATTACACGAATGCATTTCAACAGAAAATGGAAATGGGTCGTGAAGTAATTGCAGACAGAGGTATCTGGACTGCAAAGAAAAGATATATTCTTAATGTGTATGACAATGAGGGTGTAAGACTTAGAACACCAAAACTAAAAATGATGGGTATTGAAACTGCAAAGTCTTCTACTCCACAATGGGTAAGAAAGAAACTTACAGAAGCATTGAATATTGTAATGACTAAAACAGAGAGTGAATTGTGGGACTTTGTTGAGACAACAAGAAAAGAATTCAGAAATCTTCCTGCAGAAGAGATTGCATCACCAAGAGGTTGCAATAACATTAAACAGTATCATGACAATACAAACATCTATTCAAAAGGAACACCCATACATGTCCGTGGTGCTTTACTTTACAATCATCACTTAGAGAAACTAAACTTAGATAAAAGATATGAGTTGATAAAGAACGGAGATAAACTTCACTTTACATATCTTACAACACCAAATCCAATCAAAGAGAATGTTATCTCATTCTTATCAGTTCTGCCTCGTGAGTTTGACATACACAAGTATGTTGATTATGACTTACAATTTGACAAGGCATTTGTTGAACCACTGAAAGGAATTATTAATCTTATTAACTGGAATGTAGAACCAGTTGCAAGTCTTGATAGTTTCTTTGGATAAATAATAATATGGCATATAGTAAAAAAGTAGTCGATAGATTCGAGAATGTCTTAAATAATCCTCAAGCACATTCTGTTGGTAGATTCGACCCAAAAGACCCAATGGTTGCAACAGGCATGACAGGAGCACCTGCATGTGGTGATGTAATGAAACTTCAATTAAAATTAGACGATGATGAGAGAATCATAGATGTCAAATTTAAAACCTATGGATGTGGAAGTGCAATTGCAAGTAGTTCGTTGTTCGTTGACTTACTTACAGGCAAAACAATTACTGAGGCAAAACAAATCAAAGATAAAGAAATTGCAGAAATCCTTGAATTGCCTCCAATCAAATTACACTGTTCAGTTCTTGCAGAAGACTCAATCAAGAAAGCAATAGAAGATTGGGAAGAGAAAACTTCACTTAGAAGACACAATTATCCTAAATAGTCTTATGAAAAATACATATGAATACAATGTTTCAGTAGTCAAGGTTGTGGATGGAGATACAGTAGATGTAGATATCGACCTTGGTTTTGGAATGATTTATAAAAAACAAAGAGTAAGGATGTTAGGCATCGATACTCCTGAATCCAGAACAAGAGATTTAGTAGAAAAGAAATTTGGTAAGGCATCTAAAAAACATCTTAAAGGATTATTAGAATCTGCAGAATCAATAACTTTAATATCTCACGACAAAGGAAAATTCGGAAGAATATTAGGTGAACTATTTGTTCATACAGAAGACAAAAGAATTAATGTCAATATGAAAATGATTACAGACCATCATGCAGTTGGATATACAGGTGGTAATAAAGAAGAAACTGAAGCAGGTCATATGGCAAACAGACAAGTTCTACTTTCAAATGGCACGGTGGTATTAGAAGACTGATGGAGTTTGAAACTATAGACCTAGTATACATGTTCTTGATAGGTGGTCTATATGCAGGCTTCTTCTTCATGGAATCTCAGATATCCCAAATCAAAGCTATGATGGAAGAACATGTAAAATGTGATGATTCTATCAAAGATATGTCTAAACACTTTCACGCCAAAAAAGACTAAAAAACCACTTTACAAATCATATAACTACCTCTATAATAGAGATATGATTAAATACATTATGAGAGGTGTGAAATTATGGCAAGATTCTTAGACGAATTAATTAAATCAACAGGTAACGAATACGCAGGTATTGTTGCCGACGGAGTCCAAGCAGGAGATGTAGACTCGTTTGTAGACACAGGCAGTTATATCTTCAATGGTCTTCTTTCTGGTTCACTACACGGTGGACTTCCCAAAAACAAAATTACTGCCATTGCAGGTGAATCTGCGACAGGTAAAACTTTCTTTGCATTAGGAATGGTAAAACAATTCTTAGAAGATAATCCTGAGGCGGCCGTAATTTATTTTGAATCTGAATCTGCAATCACAAAAGAAATGATTGAAGATAGAGGAATAGATTCAAACAGAATTGTTATTGTACCAGTTGTAACTGTTCAACAGTTTAGAACTCAATCAATAAACATCTTAGACAAATACTTGGAGTCAGATGAATCTGATAGACCTCCAATGATGTTTGTCTTAGACTCACTTGGCATGTTATCTACTACAAAAGAGATAGAAGATACTGCAGACGGTAAAGAGACTAGAGATATGACTCGTGCCCAAATTGTAAAGGGTGCTTTCAGAGTGTTGACTTTGAAATTAGGTCGTGCAAAAGTCCCTATGATTGTAACCAATCACACTTATGATGTAATCGGTTCTATGTTCCCACAAAAAGAAATGGGTGGTGGTAGTGGTCTTAAATACGCTGCTTCATCAATCATTTATCTTTCTAAAAGAAAAGAGAAAGAAGGAACAGAGATTATCGGTAATATAATTCACTGTAAGAATGCAAAGTCAAGACTTACTGTTGAGAACAAAGTTGTTGATGTCAGATTGACATACGATAAAGGACTCGATAGATACTATGGTCTTTTAGACCTTGCACTTTCACATGGTATATTTGAGAAAGCATCTACAAGAGTTAAGTTACCAAATGGTAAAACAGAATTTGGTAAAACAATCAATAATAATCCAGAGAAATACTTTACAGAAGATGTAATGGAGAGATTAGAGTTAGCAGTTAATAAAGAGTTTAAATATGGAACAAGCGAGATTAGAACAGACAATCCTGAAGAATCTGATTCAGAATGAACCATTCACAAGAAAGGTTCTACCTTTCTTAAAGTCAGAATATTTCACCGAAAGTGACGAGAAGATAGTATTCAAGGAAATACAAGATTATTTCCTAAAGTATACTAAACCACCTACCACGGAAGCACTTCTCATAAACTTAGACAACAATACTTCTATTAATGAGAATGAATTGAAAATGTCTAAAACCGTAATCGGTCAATTCGATAAAGAAACCACTCCAATGGATTGGTTGACAGAAGAGACCGAGAAGTGGTGCAAAGATAGAGCAATCTATATTGCAGTCATGGACTCAATTGAGGTTATCGATAAGAAATCTCAAAGGTCAACTGGTGAAATACCTGAACTTTTAAAAGATGCATTGTCAGTTTCATTTGACACAAACATTGGTCATGACCAGATTGAAGATGCAGATGATAGGTTTGAATTCTATCATACAGAAGAAGAGAAGATTCCGTTTGACTTAGAATATTTCAACAAGATTACAAAAGGTGGTTTACCAAACAAAACACTTAACATCTGCCTTGCAGGAACAGGTGTTGGTAAATCTTTATTCATGTGCCATATGGCATCTGCTGGTCTTATGATGAACAAGAATGTATTATACATTACACTTGAAATGTCAGAAGAAAGAATTGCAGAAAGAATCGATGCAAATGTTCTAAACATTCCAATGAAAGAACTTCCTGATTTATCTAAGAAGATGTTTTCTAAAAAGGTTGATAAGATTAGTGCAAAGACAAAAGGTAAATTAATCATCAAAGAATATCCAACTGCATCAGCACATGTTGGCCATTTCAGACATCTTTTACAAGAACTAGAAATCAAGAAAGATTTCAGACCAGACATTATTTTTATTGACTACTTAAACATTTGTGCATCACATAGAATCAGAGCAGGTTCTGGTGCAAACTCATACACATTAGTAAAAAGTATTGCAGAAGAACTCAGAGGTCTTGCAGTAGAATTTGATGTGCCTATTATGAGTGCAACTCAAACAACCAGAAGTGGTTATGGTTCCACAGATATTGGACTCGAAGACACTTCTGAATCTTTTGGTTTGCCTGCAACTGCAGATATGATGTTTGCATTAATTACATCAGAAGAACTTGAAGAGTTAGACCAAATGGTGGTCAAACAGTTAAAGAACAGATACAATGACCCTACAGTATTTAAAAGATTTGTAATTGGTGTTGATAGAAGTCGTATGAAGTTATACGATTGTGAACAAGAGGCACAAGAAGAACTAGTTGATAGTGCAATAGAGGGTGATGATACACCAGTATTTGATAGAAACCGAGGTGCAGAGAAATTCCAAGACTTTAATGTTTGATGATAAATTAATACAAAAACAATACGAAGAGTATACAGAAAACTATGTAGAACCTGATGCATTGGGTAGGTCTATGATGAGAGATAGAATTACAGAAGATTTATCTTTTGTATCTCAAATGTCAGTAGAAGAATACACTTTATATCTAAAGTATCAGGAGATACATCGTAAATATCCTACACATGAAATAGGAACTTTATTCGGTTCAGAGAAACAATTCAAAGATGAGAAACATATCAAACTGATTGATGAAGTTAAGAACAATATATGGATGCCTAATTCATATGAAGACTTTGAGAAACTAGAACCTGAATTGATATACACATCTATGACATCTGATGATAGAGAATCAGCAGGTTCATGGTCAGAAATCTGGAATTGTATTAGAACATTTACATCTACTATGAAGAACTCTTCTAACATCGGTAGAAATCTACACTATGTTGTCAGAGATAAACCAACAGGAAAATATCTCGGAGTTATTTGTATTACAGGTGATTTCATTGACCTAACTCCTCGTGATAATTGGATTGGGTGGGAAAGAGAATACAAAACTAATAGTGGTATTCTAAATCATTCTTGTATAGGTTCTACAATTGTGCCATTGCAACCACTAGGGTATAACTATACAGGTGGAAAACTACTTGCACTTTTATGTCTATCAGATGATATACAGAAACAATGGGAAAAGAATTATGGTAATAAACTAGTGAGTGTAACCACTACATCATTGTATGGTAAATCCAAAACAGGTGGTTTATCACAATATGATAGACTCAAACATTGGAAGAAATGTGGATACTCAAATGGTTCTATGACATATGAATTGACCAAAGACACTGAACGAGAAATGCTGAAGTATGGTGAAAAGAATTATAACGATAGATACTTCTCATTATATGTTGCAACAAGAGAGAATGGTCAACCTTGGAAAAGAGACCATAGAAATAGATTCAGAAGTTTTCTATTCCCTAAATTAGAAATACCTAAGAACATTATTCGTTCAGACCATCAAAGAGGTATCTATTGGTCTGCCTTATATGATAACTCCAGAGAGTTTCTAAGAGGTGAGATTAAAGAAGACCAACTAGTTCGTTCACAAGACTTCTCTACAGAAGGACTTACTACACTATGGAAAGAAAAATACGCTGCTAAAAGAATCAACAATCTTATGAATTCAGAAAGACAAAGATTAGATGATACTCTCTTCTATGATGATATAGCATTCATGACATGGGAAGAAACTAAGGCGAAATACCTCACACAAGTAGGTAGATAATGAGTCATATAGGATTTCCACTTCCGTCTGAAATGTTTGCCCCACCAAAGAAAGAAAAAGAGGACTTCGACAAACATGTAGCAATATCCAAACTCTTGGATATACCTTTAACATGTCCTTATTGTAAGAAAATACTTAAACAAAAGCGTTGACAATGCGGTCGCTTTTTTGATATTATATAACAGTAATAAAGAAAAGGAGATTACATTGAAAAGAAAAGCTTACATAATAACCACTCAAAATCTTGAAGAATATGGTGAGAATTACCATAAATTTAAAGGTGGTTCTACTTATGTGGTCTATTTTGATGTAGACCTTAATGTATATGAGCAAGATGCATATGGTCCTGGTGAACATTCTTATTACGAATGTCCTAGTGTCACTGAAGCATCAGTAGCTGCTGAGGTCATGAAACATGTAAACATGCACAATGGTCTTAGGGGTTCATTTGATTACATTACAAACATAGAAACAGTTGATGCCATTGATTGCATTGGTCAGTATGATGATGCCTACTTCAAAGGTGATTTTGACGAACTTATTTTTAGTATCAAAGAATACGAAGTATTAAACATAGAGGTTGCATAATGAAATTTAGAGAATATCCAAAGAAATTTAAAGATAGAGTAAATGTTGCAGGCAGGTCTTATAAAAGGTGGGGTGTGACAGGCACTTTCTCAACAACTGATGATTCAGTTAAATGGTGTGAGGGCAAATACTATGTTGCACCAGGAGGCATCGTAAGATGGCACTCTAACAATCAGATACCATTTGGTGACATGTTGTTAGATTTATGTGAGGCACTATTGATTACACCTAAACAATTAAGAGTTTCATCTGAACTTAGAGAAAAAGAAACAGATGAATTTTGGGCAAATTGGGCAAAAGAGAACAAGTAAATGTTATACCAGGACGAAAGATACAATAAAGAATTTACAGGTCAAACTTCCACACAATTTAAGGATATAATTCCTCGTGCAAAAGGAATGAACTTCTTATACTTTATTGAATTAGATATCAGTAAAATTGATTATGATGGTTCTGCAGAAGACTTAGCAAGGAAAGAGGGTGCAATCGTTCAGAATGCTGAAGGATTTGCAGACATGTTAAGAAAAGGAAAGTATAAACCTCTTAACTATGAACCACCTGTTGTCATGAAAAACGAAAAAACTGGTATGTATATTTGTGATAACGGAAGAACAAGATACAATGGTCACAAACTTGCAAAGAAAGGTAAGATATTTGTTGCAGTTGTTGAGTTTGTTGAGTATGACGGTTTACCAGGAAGTTATTGGGCAGGTGTTTATGCATCTACTTCAAATGCAGAAGAGACAGAAGATTATATAAAAGCACCAAGAACTACAGCAGATATTTCTTTTTCTGCTTCAAAGTTGATTGAAGAAAACAATTTATTAGTTGACTTAACTCCAACAGGGAAAGCACAAAAGACTGATGAAAATACTAAAGTTATCTGGAGAGTTTTACAAGATTTAAAAGTAAGAGATAAAAAGAGTTATTGGGTTGAATCTGTTTATGCAGAGATTGGTAAAGGAGAAACTATTAAAGTTTATCAGAAACATGAATTGACTAACACTCCTCAAACAATAAAACCAAGTATCGTTTTATCTACACCATCAAAGATTCAAGCAGTTGATAATACTATCTACTATGTTGCAAAGTTTAACGGTGTTGGTGGTGATAGTGTGGGTTCTGATAGAGATTATGACCCGCGTGTATACAACATCATTATGAAAATGAAAAAGAATAATCCTACTACAAATGTTTGTTTGATATGTCACTATGATAAAGTATCAACAACACAATTAGATGTATTGAGAGAATTTAAAACTAATCACATGATGGTTGAACAAGCAAACAATAGTATTGATAACTTAAACATACTGAAAGGTGAGAACAATGAACATGTTGATAATGAATATTTTGAATGGTTAGACATTGTTCACTTACCACAAAAAACTAAATCAGAGAGTAAAAATGAATTTGTCAGAATATAGAAAATACGAAATAACAGATGCACAATGGTCAAGAATTGAACCATGGGCATTATCACTTTGGCATGGAATCAATGCTCAAATGGAATTATGGAAGAGTAACCAACCAGTGTATCAACCAATCTGGAGAAATACTATGTATCAATCAATATGTAAGTCAATGTGTATTGAATTA